GTTATCATTGAATTTGTACCTCTTTTTTGATAAAATGGGTACAAGAAAAAGAGCTTTTTAATGCTTTTTTTCTTGTACTGAAGTTCCTCACACTCAAAGTTTGGCGATGGAGAGTGTGGGGATTTTTTACATGTTACTAACTTGTTTATAGAATTCGTCTTGAATCATAACCTCATCAGTAACTGTTTTTAGTTGATAGCGCTCCATAAATCGGACGCTATTAAAACTTTCGACTCCATATTCAGCTATCTCTTCGGCTACCAGATTTTGAATCATGTAACGATTCGCTTCATTTTCGCACAGTAAAGGAGCGTTTTGATATAGGCTACGGAAGTGGTCTAGATGACCGAGTTCATGAAAAAGGACTTTTCGCCTTTCGTCTGAGCTTAAATCGGCGTTGATGTAGACGATTCTATTTATATCATCATAGAAGCCATTCCTTGACCATTGTTGGCTGGTAAACTCGCGCAAAGTAACCTTATGGAGATCTAATAATTCTTTTTCTGTCATATTTTCTCGCAAAATTCCTTTACTAATCAGTTTGTTTTTGCTAAAATCAAATTGAAAAAACAAAGAGGAGGAGTTGGTATGAAAAACATTCAAATCCTTTGGGGATATTTATTGTTGTATTCTATTTTTTCCCTCACTCTTACTTTTTTAGACAGGGGTATTATTTTAATAACCTTTGTGATTTTTATTCTAGTCGTAAAAATCATCCCTCACCCTGATTCTCATCGGAATCCATTTGCGTTTGGGGTACGTTTTCGTAAGAGACATTAGGAGAGTCAACGGTTATTTCAAAAGCTCTGACATTTCTTAGTAATTCTAGTTCTTTGTGAGCTTTTTCCATTTCAATTTCTCGCTGTACATCTTTCAGCTTGGCATCTTTTTCCATCGTCTCAACTTCTACAGTCAGTTTGCGTTCTTCCAAGCTGGCTATTTTTCTTTCTCGTAGATATGGAAAAACTCCTTTAACTGTGATGCCTTTGATATCAATATCTCCGAATAAGAGACCAATACCTATTAATCCTGAGTTCAGCATCCAATGATTATCTGATATGAATTGACTTATGGATTGTAGATTTATATCTCCTGGGCTCTCTACGTTAGAAGTGGCAACGATTTCCTCATTAATTTCAGGATTTTTATATTCATCGATAATAGAATAGAGATTTTTCCACATACTGGATGTGATAGGTTCATTAGTATTAACCCTCAACTGAAGGTGTAATTTCCCATCTTTGAAGTAAAGTGGAGATATGAGACCATCGATATATTTAGATAAATCCGTGATATTAAAGATAGTGTGATGGACAGTCAGTGTGCTATATAGAAACTTTGGGTTTACTTTCCTGCGTGGAACTTCATTGATCCATTTGACGTTTCGACGTTTGATATCATCAGATTGTTCATAACCATGATTTAGGGTCACTTGTCCTTCTGGCATATCTTTTTCATAGACATCGCTTGTAATTTGTCCAATCAAGAAATAGTTAGACTTAAATGATGGAACTACGACGTAATCTCCTACACTCATATCTTCTACAAAGCTATAGAGTCGTTTAGCAGTAAATGTAATTTGGTGTTTTGATAGACTTCTGTCTTGATACACTCTTGCTATTTGTTGCTTGTAGTGCTCTATAGTTTTTTCTGTTGTGAGGAGTAAGTCTGTTGTTTGCAAATCTGCAAGCGTAACCTGGTTGTGATGAATAGAGATGAAGTGGTTGTATTTAAAATCATCGTAATACTTTCCGCCCTCTGCTCGAACTAGCCAGTATTTTGCACGACTGTTAAATTGATAGATTTCAATTTGATTTTTGTGAGACATTTCAATCTCCTTTGCTATTCATATACCCTGAGATTATTCCACGGAGAGCTCGACGATCATCATCGGTTAGAGGTTTTCCATCGAAGAACATAGCACGGTCTATGATTTTATCGATATCATCTGCTGGGTTATCTGTCCAGGGAGAGGAAGTGTCAGATAAGTCTTTGGTCATCAGTTCCGATAACGAAACATTGAATATTCTAGAAATATCATTTAAAACGCCCGCTTTGGGAGTATACTTCCCTCTCTCCCATTCGCTTACTGAAGAGGAACTTTTTCTTCCTAATCTATTAGCTAAGTCAATTTGTTCCATTTGGTATTTTTGACGTAGAAATTTAAGATTAGAAGCAAAATAATTGTTTTGGTTCTCCATGACGTGAAATACCTTTCGTATTTTTCTTTTACTATATAATATCACTTTATCCGAAACGTTACAAACAAAAAGAGAAAAAAATTTCGAAAAAAATGAAGTAAAATGCTTGACTTCGGAAAAACCGAAGTGTATAATTAAGACATAATCAAGAAAGGAGCAATAGATGGCGAACACATTAAAAACTTTGCGACGCTTTCGTGGGATGACTCAAGAAGAATTAGCGAAGGAAACTGGCATAACATCGCGTACTATAATGAGTTATGAAAATGATGTCAAAAAATTGCGTAGAGCTAGTTATGAAAATATAAAAAAACTAGCTAGTGCGCTAGATGTTTCAGTAGACGATATTTTTTTAGACAACGTTTCGGATTTTCTGAAACTACCGTCTTAGGATTAAAGGAGATAACCATGGAGGAAAAACTGAACTCTTTGAACAAAAAAAGAGCTTTCATTATTTCTCAAATAGGCGAGGAGCGCTTATCTGAAACAATGAAAGCCTTAGATGAGATTGTAGATACTCAGAAATTGTTACCTAGTTTACTAGTGAGTATTACAGAGTATCACAGTGCCGTAAGGCTACTTCCTGAGTTGTAAGGTGTAGCTGAAACAAATCTTCATTTCTTTCATCATGATACTTGATGAAATGAGAGTTTAAGTCAGCTACCGTTAAAGCAGCATTATAGATTTTGTCAATCATATCATCTTCAACTTTAGCGAGACAGAAGATGCAACTAATGCTCTTTGGTTTGTCGTACATACTGATTGGGAAAGTATTCCCACAGTGAAGACAATTCAACTCAGCGGTGGTCATTAAAGCCATACACTTATCCTCCTTTCGTTGTGGATAAGTCGATTATAACAGATTTAAAAAGGAGGAGTTATGACAGACTTTAAAAATTTAGATTGTCAATTTATCTTTCAAGAATGCGACTGAAAATTATACTGCTGTTAGTAATAGCTTTATCAACGATCCTGCACTAGATTTTACAGCTGTTGGCATCATGATGGTGGTGATGGCTAATCACCCAAACTGGCAAGTCTATCCAGAAGAGATAGCTAAGCGGAAAGGTGTTAGTCGAGACACAGTTGATAGCTACTTCAAGATATTAGAAAAAAATGACTACCTACGAATTGTTAAAAAAGGCATGGGGCGTGGTAAAGGGGTTCGTGTTTTCAGATTTTTCTCAGACACAAAAATATCCGATTTTCAATTTGAAATCATGAAACAGAGATTGAATGAAAGCATATCTAAGTTATCCACAGGTTAGAATTTACATTTCCGATTTTTACAAATCTGTATTTTACAAATCTGTATTTTACAAATCAGAAAATTTAGGCACTAATAAATATTAACTAACAACAAGTATTAACTAACAATAAATATTAATTAACAATAAGTCCTACTTCTCTAAATAAATAAAAGAGAGGGTAGAAAAATAAATACAAAAAAGCACCTGACGGCAATCAGGCGCTCAACAAAATTATTCAAGGAAATTATAACATGAAAAATAAAAAAGAGCAATGGAAACCAAGAATTGTAAACATTATGGCAGATGGTTCGGTCGTTGAAGACTTAACAGGATATGTCATCCCTGCCGGTCATTCGTACTATGACATTATTCTAGGAATGAACGATCGAGAGTTACAGAAAGGGGCTTAAATATGAGATATGCAGTAGAAAATCAGGAAAATCAGGAGGAAGAATAATGTTTGAACCACCATTAATCAACCAGCTTTTAGGAACTGGCGCAGTGATTTTGGGATTTATTAGCGCAGGAATCCTAGTTCATCAGATGGAGAAACAGGAAGAGGAAGAAAGACGATTGCAAGAAGAGTATGATACGCAAGTGATTAGAACTTGTGATGAATTGCTTGAAATGGGTCGTGAGATTGAAAGAGAACAAATCCGTAAGAATATCCGTCGGGAGTTCAAAGGTTTTACGTTTGATAATGAACCGCCTGTAGGTTTGCGACCTGAGCCATTAGCCTTGCCAGAACCACGAAGAGAACGCTATACAAAGTATTTGGGATAGGGCGAAGGAGACGCTAATGACTAGAATTGAACTTGAAAACCGTGTATGGCTTTTGGCCAATCATGAAGAAAAAAACGAATTACTGGATCTTGGGCTAACATCCAAGGCTAGATATGTGAAGCGAGTTCTGGAACTCGGAAAGGTGTATGCGCATGTTTGATTACGACAGAGATATAATGCAGCCGCCTGAACCACGAGAAGAACTTGACCCTAGCGAGTATGTGGATATCGGATGCGGTCGACGTCGATATGTGGGTGATGAAGTATGATTGAAGAACTACTTGCAGAAATCGACAACTGGCGAGCTGAGTATATGCATCTTGGAATTGAGCTCGGAGAAATCATCAACAACCAACAAAATATTATTTTGAAATTACAAAACGAAAATAGACGTATAAAACGTGAAAATTGGAATTTGAAGAAGACGAAAGGAAGAAGAAAATGAGTTACGAACAAATATCAGAATCAACATATTTTCAAAATGTAGAACACTGGAACCGTTTCGCTAGAGAAGTTAGAGAACTTGGTGGCCTAGGAATTTGTGACGATGAAACAGGCGAAGAGCTTTATACAGTATAAGGAGAAATAAAAAATGACGAATGAATTGACACAGAAGCAAGTTACATCAAACGTAGCTAATCGAATCGAAGCCATGAAAGGCGAGGGATTGCTGATTGCTCCAAATTACAGTGTGAGCAACGCCCTGAGCTCAGCATACTATGCGCTAAAAAATTCAAATAGTGGGAATTTGCTTCAGCAATGTACACAAGATAGTGTTTATAATGCATTGCTGGAAATGGTGACTCAAGGTTTGAGCCCAGCTAAAAAGCAATGTTACTTTATCAAATACGGCTCTGACGTCCAATTGAGAATGTCTTATTTTGGGACCATTAAAGTTACTAAAGATTTGCAAGAGGTGAAAGACGTTACTGCAAATGTTGTTTACGAAGGCGATACGCTAGATGTAGCAGTTGAAAACGGGCGTAAAAAGTTAGTCAAGCATGAGACAGATTGGCGGAACGCAGATAATCCAATAATTGCTGCTTATTGCATCATCACTCGAACGGATGGAGAAGAGTTCTTTGAAGTCATGACTAAAAAACAAATTGACAAGTCTTGGTCTAAAACGAAAACGAAAAATGTCCAAATCGACTTCCCTGACCAGATGGCTATGAGAACAGTTATCAATCGTGCGGCTAAAATGTTTATCAACACAAGCAATGACAGCGACTTGTTCGCTGGAGCAATCAATAACACAATTGCTGACGAGTATGACAATGGTCGTCAAATGAAAGAAGCTGAACCAGTGAGAGAAGAGGCTGAAACATTAGATAGCATCCTTGGAGCTTCTGAAGAAGTGACTGAAAAACTACAAAAAGAGGTTATCAACCAGGAGTTGACGACCACAGATACAAGCTACCCAGCAGATGAGATTCCAGATTTTGATCAAGAAACTGACGAAGTAATTGACCATGAGCCAGAAAATGGTCCAATGGACATGCTAGAAGGGGAGGATTTCTAAAATGACTGAAGAATTAAAAGATGTGACGGATAGCTTAGAACTTGTTCCGGTAACAGATCTAGAGATTGGTTTTGTTCTAAAAGCCGCTGAAATCGAAATTCAAGGTAAAGAAGTTTTGGAACAAGCTTTAGTAGCTTATCAAAATAAATACGCTGGCTATATCGTGACGGAAGAAACCTTGTCAGATGATACCAAGGTTAAAGACGAATTGGGACGAGTACAGCGTCGGATAGAACAAGAACTTAAAAACCAGCTTTCAGAATACTCTAAACCTCTCGATGAAGTAAAGGCTTGGGTTGATAGCATATTAGTTCCTATCAAAACTTTGCAGACAGACATTAAAAATCAAATCAGGGAGTTTGAGGAGAGAGAAACAGAAGCCCGAAAGGAAACGGTCAGAGAAGCTTTTGAATCTGCAATTGCAGAAAGTGGTACAGAACTTGACATCAAATTATTTGCTATTTACTTTGACGATTTCAGCAAGAAGAAGTGTTTTATGGCCGACAATGTGCGAATCAATCAAGCTACTTCTAAGATGATTGTCGGATTGGTTGCAGAAGAAGCTACTAAGAAGCAACAACGTGAAGCTGGACTTATCCAGATTACAGAAGCGGCAGCTAAAGCTGGTTTCGGGCCTACTGTCTACGTTCGCAGATATGATGAGGGAGCAAAACTTGCTGATGTTTTGCAAGCAATTCTTGATGACAAGGCATTAGCTGAACGAGCTAAAGCGGAAGACGAATTGAAAAAGCGTATAGATGAAATGACTGCTATCGCGGTGGCTAAAGGTTTGAACCCTGAAAAGTACGTTGATTTGCTAAGAGAGGGTCGCTCCGCTTTGGATACTATCGATATCTTACATGCAGACGCAGATGAGCTTAGACGGACTAAAGCAGAAGCAGAACAAGAAGCTCAGAGTCGATTCTGCGCCCAAAATCAGCCTGAATTTGAGTCTGAAACCAGTTCAGGGGGCAATTGCACCCCAGAGAAAGAAACAGACCAAAAATCGCAAAATATGGCTTCTGAGGAGGGGGTTAAAAAATATGGTTACAAATTTACTGTAGATTTAATTTTCCCGGCAGAAAATGCAAAGGAAACAAAGGAGCAATTTAAAGAATGGCTCAATGCTCACGGCGTTCAATTTGAGCCACAAACAAAATCAGTAAAGGTGGAGATGAAATGACAATGGATTTACTTGGAAAAGATTACTACTCGGTAGATTCCGCACGTCGCTACTGGTCCATCTCGCAATACAAGCGATTTAGGGAGTGCGAAGCACGGGCATTGGCAGAGCTAGAGGGAGAGTGGGAAGACCAACGAGATAACACAGCTCTTTTAGTTGGTAACATGGTTCACAGCTATTTTGAAAGCCCAGAAGCACACAAGAAGTTCATGGGTGAAAATGCAGATGTCATGATTTCGAAAACCGGGAAAACCAAAGGTCAGTTAAAATCTGACTTCTTAGTCGGCCAGCGAATGATCGAGCGACTGGAAGCTGACAAGCAATTTATGGAGTATTATGTCGGTCAGAAAGAGGTTGCTGTCACAGGCGAAATCGAAGGAGTGGAATTTAAAGGCAAGATTGACTGTCTCAATGTTGAAAAAGGGTATTTCGTGGATATTAAGACCACGAAATCTGACATTGACAGCATGGTTTGGGTTCAGGATGAAGCAAGCGGGCGAAATATTCAAGTCCGCTGGTTCGAAGCTTGGGGATATATCTTGCAGATGGCAGCGTATAAGAAAATGCTAGAAGAGAAGTATGGCAAAAAGTTCACCCCTATCATCTACGCAGTGACAAAAGAGACGACCCCTGATACCAGAGCGATTGTTTTCCAATCGCAGGAAAAACTCGAGTATGAGTTATCTGAGTTATCTATGCTTATTAAGCATCTTGACGATGTTAAAAAAGGTAAAGAATGGGCAACACCATGTGGTCATTGTGAATACTGCAAAACAAAAGCTTTGAGCCAGCGTGTGGAGGTGATTTGATGATTCATCTCTACGAAAGTCATCTTGGTGGCTGGTATACGTTGGGTCGATACGAAGAACCAGATTACTGCGAGACGTGTAGAGAGTTCGATGAGTATATCGGAGCGTTTCAAAGCATGGAAGATGTTGCGCTGAAGTTGATGAAAGAAAATGCTTCAGACGAAGAAATCCAGCGAGTAACTTGATTGAAAGTGATTATTAAATTAAAAAGCGAGGAAAGAGAATGATTAAAACAGTATTTTTATCATGCGACTACCCATCTGACGAGGCGATTGATGATCAAATAAATAGCTGGTTTGAAGAGAATCCAGACATTGAGTTGATTGACATCAAATTTCAATCAAACGTATCTGCCGTTGCTGACAGTGGAGTCAGCGCTGAATATTGGCATACATCAGCATTGATTATTTACAAAGTTCCCTCAGAGAACAATATAAGAAGTATCAAATCAAAAGAAAAGATAAAAAAATAACCAAAACCAACTATTTCCATTTTGGAAACAACTCAAAAACCAACAAGCCGTGCATTCTTGTAAAACTGCGAACTAGAAAATGCGTCAGTGACACTTTATGTGACGTTGGACGAATGACGCAAAGAATTTCACTCACGCTTGCCTTGCTCACAATTTGGCAGGCGTGGGGGTTTGGTCAGAAATATGAAACTTGAAAAATGCGATTACGTGAAAGTTTTAAAAAATGGAGAATTTTTTAAAATTGTACAAATTAAAAATATTTACAGTGACTGTATCGAAACCAGCCACGGCATTTACAATCGAACCACACTTGCTAGCAGGTTGGATAAAGAGTGTCTAATCTCTGGCACGGTATCGTGGGAGGATAAAAATGGAATGGATCAACTGGACAGAAATCTGTCCTGAAACAAAGTCTGAAATCATCGAAAAAATAGAAAATGATGGCTACACTTATCCACACTATGACAAGAAAAATAATGGTGTCAAGTACGTCAACGCACACCGTGCCGCCCAGGACACTGAGATGATGATGAAGGCTCTTTATTATTCACACCTGAAAGAGCAGGCGATGCTGCTACAATAGTAGGTCCAAAGATGGATTTAGGAAAAGCGACAAAACCACGCCTTTCATTTCAATTCTATGCTTATCCTGGTAGTAAGAGCAAACTACAAGTATACTTGGATGTAAATGGACAACACAGAAAACTTGCTTCAGAAATAGATTATTCTACATTAACAGGCAATGCCGGTTGGCGTACAGTTAATGTTGATTGTGCCGATGTGGAGTTTAAAAAAGAAAATGGTTATGGACGTGTACTTATTCACGCCATATCTGATGGAGAGAACATTATGGTTGATGATGTAAATGTCAATGACGCTATTAACTATAATGTTATGACGAATGTTAAAACCCCACTCCATGCACAAGCTGGCGAACAAGCAGAGATTATTGTTCATGTTCGCAATATTGGTTTAAAAGAGGCTGAAGGTTTCCAAGTTAAACTTCATTCAAATAATGGAACGGCAATAGCGACCGAAAGTGGGACAATAGCTCCAGGCGAAACTCAAGAATATACATTCCATTATGTAGTGCCTTTCGATAACAAAGAGTTCCAAGTTTGGGCTGAGGCTGATTGGGCTGCTGATGAAAACCAAGGAAATAATATTTCGGAAAAGAAAACGATTAAAGTAGTTACAGCCCCATACCCTGCCATCAACAATCTTAAAGCAAGCAAAGATGGCAGTAAAGTTAAACTTGAATGGACAGCTCCAGCAGTAGAAAATTGCGTTATTAGAGAGAATTTCGAAACCTATGCCCCATTCCTCATTAAAGAAATAGACCCATGGACACTTTACGATGCAGATGAATGCCGCACAAATACTTTCGGCGGAATTACATTCCCTGGCAATGGACTTCCTTTTGCATACACAGTGTTCAATTGTGATGGTACTACACACGGAATGGACGATGCAACTACCCAAATGTTTAAACAACGTTTTAGCGGACACGATAGTGAACAATCAATGATGAGTTTCGGAAATTTAGGTGATGCAACAACAGGAAACAACGATTGGCTTATTTCTCCAGAACTTTCAGGCAAACCGCAAACAATAAGCTTCTTCACGAAAGCCCCACAATGCGATTACGCAAACTACGGTCCGGAAGATTTTTATGTAGCTTATTCTACAAGTGGTAAAGATGTTAATGACTTCAAGAAGATACACACCGACAATGCTGCAGACAATATTAATTGGAAGAAAGTTTCTGTAAAACTTCCTGAAGGTGCAAAATACTTCGCAATCATCCATACTTCAACAGTACCTCAATCTTCATATGGATTTGAACCGGCAGGTCTACTAATTGACGATATTACATACGAAAGTGCACCACTACAAATTGTTGGTTACAATGTTTATCGCGATAATAAACTTATTGCTAAGAACACAAGTATGAATGAGGTAACAGCATTCGATACAGATGGTACTGACAATGACAAGTATTATGTAGTTACATTATATAATGTAGGTAAATCCGGGCCATCTAATGTTGCATCTGTTGTGTCTACAGATATAAATAATGTAACGACAAACGCAACTTCTGATAATACGACCTTTATATATACAACATCTGGTGTTCTGGTTGGGAATAATGTATCAACACTCCCTGCAGGCATCTACATTGTAAAACAAGGTAATAAGAAAAATAAAATTGTTGTGAGATAAGATTTATTGGTGATTTTCGTATTTACGAGATAATATGTAGAAAGATTAATTTTTTATATATAACCAATAACGTTATATGATCGGCTTGATTTCTTAATTGAATCAAGCCGATTTTTTTATTGATGATGTCTGATAAAATTTATATCCCCAATCTCTAAGTTTGCAATTCATATTGCAAACTTAGAGATTGGGGATTTATGAGCATATTTTCCCTCCCAATACAGCAAAACGATTTTTGTAGAGCTTTCCGTTAGTTTTTATCAGATGCTGATGACTCGGTGTGCCAATGCTTTTCGCAAAATGTCATTAGAAAAAGAATATGATGCATATCCAAATAAATACAACATCATATTCTGCGAGGTTAGTCGCCCGTCTATTTTTTGTTCAATCGGGACTTACTATATAATTAGGGTGGAACCGATTAGCGTAAAATAGGCTTTGTTACGACTGTCTATTCATTAAAATTCGCTGGTAAAGTGGAATTTGATATCTTCGAAATCTTGCTGCGCCATACTGAGAACATAGCCCGAATCGGCAAGGAACACGTCTCGCCCCTCAATGTCTTTTGCCATGTATTGGTATTTTCGCTTCTTGAAATTTTCGAGCGCTTCGGCATTTTCTGCCTCAATCCAGCAAGCTTTATGCAGGTGTACAGGCTCCCATCTGCATTTGGCGTTGTATTCGTGTTCCAAACGATATTGTATGACTTCGAACTGAAGTTGCCCCACAGTACCCACAATTCTGCGATTGTTGAACTGGTTGATGAATAGCTGCGCCACGCCTTCATTCATCAGCTGTTCCAATCCCTTCTGGAATTGCTTGGCTTTCATAGGGTCTTCGTTCTCGATGTATTTAAACAATTCAGGCGAAAAACTGGGTAGTCCGCGGAAGTGCAATT